ATATTACCAAGATCAACATTAACATTCTCAGTTTTGGTAGCATTAATTATGTTTGCTGGGGCGTACTTTGTCTGGAACCAGTTATCAGTTGCTGGAGATAACGTAATGTTACCCTCACCAGTAATAACTGCAAATGGGTTGACGTTCTCAGTACCAGTTACTAAGGTCTGTGTAATAGTTGCAGAGTCCGTATAGTTCAAGTAAACAGTATCACCTTTCATGATAGTGTTAGTTGACTTAGAGGAATCATATGCAAGGATTACATCATCTTCTAGAGTGGGTACTGATAAGAATCCTCTTGAGGGGTCGATGGCGGCACGATACTCAACGTTATCAACATCAGAGAATGATCTACTTGAGAAGTTATCAACAAAGAATCCCGACTTAGTTCTTGGGTTACCGTCACTATCTAATACTAGTAGTGAAGCGGTGTCGAGTTCAAGAAGACTCAATGAAGTTGCTTCTTCGATTTTATCGATTCTATCTTCCAGTCTGGAGATGTCACCCATAGTGAATCGTTTTGCTTTAAATGGTACAACAACAACATCAGAATCATTTAGACCATATGCATTGTGTTGCAACTGGAATAGTGCTAATGTGTTCTCTGGTGTAGCAGGAACCATCGAACCGAAACCGGCTTCACCCATAATGTTCTTAACTTCACCTTGATTGGTAACAACAACCTTATCCGCACGAGGTAGGTAGTATTCTACGTCTGCTTGGAAGATGTCTCCGTTTGTAGGAATCTCTGTTGCAGTAGTATCTGTGAACACACCACTAGCGTTAACACCATTGCGGAAATCAATTACATCACGTAGATTAACAGTACCGTTACGTATACCAGTATTGAAGGTTGGGATGTCTTCGTAATTAACCTGACCAATATAGGAGTTTACGGCAAAGAAATCACCCGCACCGTGGGTGAAGTGTTTGAATCCAACATAGACATTACCAGACGGTGCACTTGCACCAGTCTCAAGTAACATACGACCATTGTCATAGTAACCGGCACGTTGACCGTTATCTAATGTGAATAGATGCGAGATGTCCGCACCGTTAACATTTGTTTGTTTTACTGATTGAACACTTTGAATATCTGTTACATCTAAACCAACAAACAAAATACCAGCACCATCAGATTCGACTGCGGCAGTCTTTGTAGTTGTAACAAGAGTCTTCTGACGAACAGAAGGAGCTGCTTTATTTACCTTTGCATATACTGTGTGTGCTACATTGGTTAAGTTACTAACAGTAAGACTTTGTGTACCTACGGAACCGAATGTGGCATTGGTGACCACTACACCGTCAGTGTCTTTAACAACAATCCACTGAGAAGTGTTGACGAATGTTTCTCCGGTAGTAGTAAGGTCAAGTGTAAACGCACCACCACTGGCAGTGTCAACAAATACTCGTTGAACTTCGAAATCAACGTCACTAACGATTCTAGGACGAGGGTTTGGTAAACCAAACACCAAGTTTGTTTGTCGAGACTCTTTGATGAATGCTTTACCACCCTCGAAGACTGGTATTGCACGTTTAATTGTAGATGTGCCAATAGTCTTAATGTTACGTAAGTTTTGACCACTGTTCATTTTAATGTCGAACAGGTATACACGGAAGTTCGAACCATCTTCTTCTACAGCACGAATTCTCGCAGTACCAATAATACTTGCGGCAGGGTTGGTTGTTGATGTAGATAAATTCAGTGTCTCATTAGTACGAATGTCTAATCTACCCTTGAGTTCGTCACATATGAAATACTGTCCATAAGAGATACCAGCAACTTCGTTTGGAACAACTGCGGTTTCGCGAGGTTTAGCAATAGTTAATGGAGTAGGTTTTTCGGTTGAACCACGATAACCATTGACATATGCAACACCATCTGATATAGTAGCAATGGTATTAGTACCAGAGTCAGTAAAGTCAACAGTGAATGGATTGACAATGTAGTTACCAGATTCTTCACTAGTTCTACGTGCAAGTGTGTCTGCAATTTTGTTATAATCGTCAGCACCAGTTACCTGATCAACGATATTTCCATCTACGACATCACAGTAGTAGACAAAGTTTTCGTCTGTTGCCACTAGGTCTTCAGTGGTTAGTGTGAGTCGGATACGATATCTATCTGCGCCAGGCGAAGACAGGTTGGGTGTGGCACCCTGATTGTCGTATAGATCAGTGGTATCAGAAACAGTGATAATGTCTTCTGTTACTTTAAAACCAACAACCTTAGTAGGATATCTGGAGTACTTGGACAGAATGATTGATTGACCAGTCGCGAACACGAAGTGGCCACGAGTAAAGAAGTCACCCGATGCGTTTGCAATCTTACAACCTCTACCGATAGGGAGGTCAGTACCGACAGCAGTCGCAATCTGTAGATTCGAACCAGAAGCATTAATTAGTACTTCGTTAGCAGCTAAACGAATTGTGTTCTCACCAGCTAAACCCGAAGAAGTGTTAATGTATTGTACGTACAACGTTGCAGGGTCACTGCCAGTTGCAACAACTACTTCAATTACCTTTGCTTGCACCGAAGAAGTTGCACCCGTAAGGGTTACACCAACTAGAGTACTTATGTCACTGGGAAGTGAATAGGTTGCAGTGTTTAGTTTGACAAACTCGTAATCGTTCGTAATAGTAGGGCCGCCAGGATTTACCGCAGCACCTTCTTTAAATATGTTTCGACCAAATCGCCCTATTTCTTCTTGGATGATGGTTTGCAATTGGGTAAGTTCCCTTGCTTGCAAAGCACGTCCGCTATTAAATAATACTCGATGGTAGTTATCGGAAGCGGTAAAATCATCCTTATAAGAGGAAGAGAATACGTTGGATGTAAATGTCTTTGGCATCGGTTATAACCTTAAATTTGGATTACGAGTTTAATATCTTCGGTCTGATCTGAAGCACGTGTCACAGAAGCACGGTTATCAATATATAGTAGTTCTCCAGACATAGTATCTATCTCAGGTTCATAATATGGAGTTACACTTGAATTCAATACACCAACACCAGTTCCGTTAGTTTCTGTAACTGCCTCACCTTGAGCGAAGTTTCCAAATCCCGTTACTGAAGTCTGGTGATACCAAACATTAGAACTGTCAACTTTGTCAATGATTGCTTCGATTCCAGATGTACTACCTTTGATGGTATTATCTGCGGTGAAACCAGCAGTCACTGTGGACAGGTTTATTTTCTTCAGAGCTATGCCTGTAGTTTCTGTAAACAAAGTGCTACCACTTGAATCCATTGGATTCTTTAACAGACCAACCTGACGGAAATCATTACCAACAATAAAGTCAGTTGATTCTGTACCAGAAGGTTTTGTGTTAAACATGATTGCTGTTGATCGCAAATCGTCTCTTGGGTCTCCACCTAATCCTAATGGAGTAGATAAGATTGGACGGATTGAGGCGGGTTTGGTTGGAGAACCACCACCAGTAATAGTAACTTCTGCCCAATTATATCCAGAACCAAGTGTGTATAAACCAGAACTATCGATCAATGTAACCTTAGTTACCGCACCACCAGAGATGAAGGAGTTTGCTTTTGCCTTTGTTCCGTTACCAGAAACGGTGATTGTCGGTGAAGAGGAATAACCAGCACCACCCGAATCAACTGCATAACCAATAACCTGTCCCACTACCGCAGCGTTCTGAATAGTCTTTTGTTCTATGATTGCAGCCGGAGAATCCGAGTCGGTAGTACCAACCAATGTTACTGGAAGGTAGTTTGCAGAAACAAACTTAGTCGCGTCCAACGCACCAATAGAGTACAAGAACTTCCAGATGTATCCATCCGCAGTGTCAAAAGGAATACCCGTTGTGTTACCACTAGGTTGAACCGTAGATACCTGTGCTTGACCAGAAACGTTCTGTCCCTGTTGTATACACATATAAACTTGGTTGTTGTCGTTCATGACATAGTATGTCTGTGTTGGATACCCAACTACAGCATCATCGTATCGTGAATAAATTGCACCAGAAGACCAGTTGTAACGAGGAACAACAAATGAAAGGTCAATTACTTTCTTCGCAGACTGTGCAGACAGACGGAAATCTCTCTCTTCTTTCCTAGAATTGAGTGGGGACGGTGCAGTGTCAGTTGCGTTCCAATCTTCTGAACGACCAATTACCGCAAAGTAATGTGTGCTCGATAACTCGACATCAGTCTTCAGAGCTTGGATCACTTGCTTTTTAATTGGATTAGTAATAATCGCCATTTCTTTTATCCTTTAGGGGTTCACTATTGTTGTGCCGTTATTAGACACAAAAAACCATTTGCTTTTTGTTGTGTTCCATACTAGTATACATCCGTCACCTTCACCGAAGGAAACGTAACCATTGTTATTACAACCAAATATTTTAGTTGTACTTCCTGCTTGTAATCTTACTTCACCAGCACCTACATTACTGAAGTGTTTTACTTCAGCTTGAATAGTGCCGTCTCCGATAGTCGGAAGAATCAGACTACCAGAGTTAAATACTGTTAATGGTTCGGACAAATCTACAGCAGTTGTAGTTGCAACATCTGTTCCCTTTTCAAGAACAAGTTTGTTTACAATCTGTACTGCACCAGTACCCTTTGCACCAATCTTCAGACTGATATTAGTATCACCACCGTCAACATCGATTGCAGCTGCATTACCTGTCGCAGAGTTTGTGACGGTAACAAAGTTAACCGCACTTGCAGTCTTAACAAACTTTAAGTACTCATTACTAGAACTGTCTAGTAGTAACGAACCACCGGATAAACCACCCAACTTGATGTTTACCAAACTTGGTGAGGTTAGTGTTTTGTTGGTTAAAGTTTGTGTGTGATTCTCAAATACAAAGGTATCACCCGCACCCAATACAGGAAGAGCGATGTTACGATTCGCACTGATGTCACCTACAGTAACATTGTAGGTATGACTTGCGTTCGCATCACGAATCTTAGGGGTTGTCATTATCGGAACAAGAATAGTCTTGTTAGTCAAGGTCTGCGTATCAGAATCTAACACGATAGTGCCACTAGCATTCGGGATATAAACATCCCTATCCCCAGTCGGATTGACCGCGATTAAGTTTGTCTCGTGACCATCGGCAATCGAACCTTCGAACACAGCACCAATAGCGGTAAGTGTTACGCTAGTTGTTGCCGAATCACCACCAATACTGGTATAGAGTTCCGAAAAGTTCTCATTGATCTTCTGAGCTGCAATGCGAAGGGTGTCACCCGTTCCGTCATTTGCCGCTGATCCTCTGTTTAGTGTCTGTCGTGCCATTTTATAGTCCTGTTGTTCATACTATTTATAAGAGTTTAATTAGTAATTAATCGGTATACCAAAACTTTTTACGTATTGAGCTGAGTCTGAACTCCACCATTGATGTCTATCTTGGTCTAACGTCTCGAAGGAGAAGTTGTTACTCAAGTCCATACCGTTAGTTTCAGATGCGTCTGAATCATCAAACGTAGGTGATGTTGCAGTCTGTGCTTCACGCAATGAAGAGTACTGATTGTTAATTGTCTGTATCTGTTCGAGAGAGAAATCTTCTATCGAAGTGAGTTCTGCATTAATTCTACTTAGAACACCTGCTGAATCTGTATATAGGTCATCAACAAGAGCAGTGATATCCATTATCGCGAAGTCTCCAAAAGATGCGGTTGAATGAACAGCAAGAGGTGGTGGTGGTTCCACTACAACTAGAGGTGCGGTCAACGTGTCAGTTACTACCGATACAATCTGAACCTCTGACCCCACATACATTCCAGCGGGGTGAGTGAATAGTTTATATGGTTCTTTCCAGTCATTAAAGGCGATGTCGGTCTTGACAAGTAGTGCAAATGTCTGGTATAATTTGTTATCAGTAAGGTATCTTTGATTCTCGATACCGATAGTAGACTGATCGTCACCAACTTTAAACACGTTTTCTTTGGTGTAGATTATTTCAGGGTCAACTCCAAAGAAGGTTCTAAAGAACTGTTCTATAGAATATTTGGTTCCCTTGGAACGATATAGACTACTGGAATATTTTGCAGCAGCTCTTTTGTCAGCGAACCCTTCGAAGTATGATTGTCCTAGTAGAAGTTCGTCTTCAATGAAACTGAGTAACTTTAAGTCTGTCTGTGTAATATCGCGACTAAAGAATAACTCATGAACCAGCTTTCCGGCAGACTCATCACGGTCTTCGAATTCATAATAGTAATTTAGAAGTGTGATAAGTTTCGGGTAATCGTCAGCAAAGAAAGCTGGTAAAATGCTTTGTACTGCGTGACCATCGAACGCAAGTTCTCTGCGTCCAATGTCAACTAGTGTGTCATTCCGTTTTGACATTAGTTAGTGACCCCAGTATCAACATCAACAATACGAGAGAATGTGTTCGCTGGGTCTAACTCAATTATATCCTGTCTAAATGGTGTTATCGCACTTTCATTAGCAGGTTTTGCTGAGATTTTAATGTATGTGTTTGTACCAATAAGGTTGTCGATTTGTAGACCAACAATAGAAACGGTATCACCCGCAAACGAACCTACGTTATCAACAAGAACTTCATTGTCTTCACCATTAAACACTTCTAGTTTGTTTGTGTTTAATTTGTTTCTTATGATACACGTCTTGTTCTGAAATCCAAACTGTGAGGATGTCACGGTATATAACAAATCGTCAGCAGATTTCAGAGTAGTAACGAATCGAAGAGTGTGATCTTGAATTTTAGTCAACGTTGGGGTGAATCTTCTCTGCATCAAAGTTTCTGTACGAGAGGACAATATCGCAGGACTGACATCATCAACAAGTGTCAATAGATTAGAACGTCTATAGGACTGATTGAACTTGCCAGTGTTTGCACTAAAGTACGCAGTGATAACATTGTTCACAGAATCTTGAATAGTGTTTCTTGATAGTGTTGTCAAACTGGGGTTGAACTGGAAGAAAGTTTTAGTCTCAATAAAAGTTTTTATTGGGTCGGTAAACTTAACCTTGAATGATGCAACAGCTAACTGTTTAGAAAGGTCTGTAATAGCATCCTTGGTTTCTTGTTCGGTAACAGCATCAACGTCTGCGTTGAATAGGATTGATAGGAACACTGTACCAAATTCTGGGTCGAGTGCATCCTCACCACCAAATGATTGAATATCTTTAATCAGTGTGGAGAAGTTTCTTAATACCAGTGCAGAGTAATCTACCGCAGTTACCATTCTATTTTGTGTTGCATATTGGAATGGTGCAGT